CTTGTTCGTCAGCGTGGTCTTAGAAGTGATGTTGCAGAATTTTCCCATCGACTCAACAATTTTATTTACTTCAAACGCCACACGGGATCCACCGGCATTTGCCTCAAATTCACACTGCTGAACACCATGCTCCACAATCATCTCCGCAAGCCTTCTGTACTGCCGATTGAAGTTTGCGGAATCATCACAGATACAATCCACCATATAGTAGTCATTGCCGTACTGCTCAAAGACCGGCATAACCATGTAGTCGATTCCCGTTGACTTCGTATCACAGACAGCTATTACGGCATCAGGTTCTCTCTCCGGCGTGTTCTGGAAAAACCGAATATCATCCTCGGTATACAGTAAGCCTTCACGCTCAACGGGATCCTGTTTGTAAAGGCATCTGTATGAGATGTCATCCATCAGCAGAGCCTGTTTGCGGAAAAACTTCTCGTTGAAACCACCAATGTCATAAGCGAAGTTGCTTTTCCCGGTTCTCGGATTCACATCAGGTATAGCAATAAACCTTGCCCTCGGATCATCCTCAAAGTTCCTCTGCAGCCTGCCGATAACATCATTGACAGACCACCGGGTAGCACAATGGATTTCCTTACACGGCTTTTCGTCCGCTCTCGGCACTTTTCTCTGTAGCGCATTGACGGAGTATGCTGTCCACAGTTTATCCAGGGCGTTTTTATTCAGTGCCTCTTCGATGCAGGAAACCATATCGTCAACAATCAGGTACTGGTTAGCGCGGACTTTACCGGCATTCTTTGCACCAGTGGATGTGCACTGAACCGATGGGAACGGTTTGTATGGACCGATGTTGAACTGCTCCATCTTGGCATTGGTCTTCGTGATCTCCAGATCCGGGAAGATTTCATGCCATGTATACTCCAAATCGTTTGAGACAATGTCATACACGCCATCGTAGTACATTCTGGCAATATCATCGCTGTGTGTCCAGAACAGACTGAAGCCTTCAGGATACCATCCAGCCACCGCGGAATGAAAGAACTTCAAGACCGTGGTATTATGCGTGATGATATAGTCATCCGTGATGTACAGATGACAAGGGTCGGAAATATAGATGCACTGACACTCTTCATCGCCCGCATAAACGACATCTTTGATAAATCGCTTTATAACTTTGCGTTTCGGGTGATAAGCATCCCGTTTTCTCGGCACATAAAACGGATTTTCATGCTCAGATGAGAACTGTATGGTCAGCCTGAACGAATTCCTACACGGCACTTTTTCGCCGTCAGCATTTTTATATCCGCAGCCTGTCTTCTTCTTCACGGAGCAGTATCCGCCAAGAGAATGAACAAGTTCCCTGACATCTTCTGCAAGCATGGGTGACGATGTCGAATACTCAATGCCAGTGCCATAGGCATGCCCGTCAGTATCAAGTAATCCTCTCAGCAACCACAGCCTTTGCTCGTAGCTTGCATACAGATAATCCTTCGGGATGTATTTTTCATGACTGTGTTTTCCTTTGATGCCAAGCCTGATCAGTTCAGCACACACCGCATTCTTCTGGTGGTAGATGTGCGGAGATGAAAGCCTGTAGTCATATCTGCGAAAATGCTTGAATTTATGCCCAACCGGAAGCAATGAGTTTACCTTGTCGAGAATTTCGCTGTCAGGCGTGGTAAGCACTATGGTATTCATAGTCAAACCACCATCACCAAGCAGACACCCAAGCACATACGGATGAATGGAAAACTCTTTTTCGGGGAAATCTATCATCGGGACATAATCGACCGAATAGTTCAGGCGCTTGCCGCTCTCTATGCGGACATTCTTCATGATTTCGCCAAGCTCGATTGTCCGATACTTGTTTCCACGATTCCGATCATCCCTTGTCTGGACCCGCCATAAATGGTCAGCAGAACATCTTGTTACGGAACCATCATCTAAATAGACATCGTAAAGCGGCTTTTTGCCCTGTGGATATACACCAAGGACCTTGGCATAGGCACCGTTACCGGCAATAACATCCATTCCGACATAGACATCACGCATCTTGACGAAACCAGAAGGCGTAAGAACCTTGGAATCCATGGAGCCGCACTTGCCCGTTCCCGGAGGCATTGATATCGACAGCAAATCCAGTTTGTCATCAATCAGATCCTGAAGCGCCTGAATTAATCCAATCTTGATAAAGCACTGCCTCTTCGGCTGATAGAATTTATCCTTCGGCTTTCGGTTCTTCTCCAGGTACAGCAGATAGCTATCCAAAAAGTGATGTCTCGCCTCTACCAGAAGCATCTGCCAGTACAGATCTGAGCAGGTCTTTACCTCCTCCGGGCTTGCACCTTTTTTGATTCGCTCCGACCAGAACCGTTTGATATTCGCTGTAATGCTGAAAAGCGCCGTCCTGTTGGAATCATCCCTCACCAGCGCGTTGTGGATAAAGTTTATAAAAGCCTGACCGTACTGCTCCTGTTTCAGGTCGAGCCGGTTGAAGGCTTCAAGTATTCTCTGTTCCTCCGCGTTAAACAATCCATCACCTCTTCCGGACGCGCACCGGACGGGCAAGCACCACCAATACCCTTTAATCTGCCTTATGGCTGGCAATCCGGTGAAAGGAGGCAACCGAACACGATTACCTGATTGGTCAGCAGGTTGTCCATACTGACCGCTTTGGGATGACAGGATTTGAACCTGCGGCCTCTCGGTCCCAAGCCGAGCGTTCTGCCAAACTGAACTACATCCCAGAAACAACATGGGTAGAGCGTGGCGCTTCCTCGTTTAATCCCGACTAGCAGGCAGTGTTGTCAGCCACTTGACTCATGCCCAGAATCCGGTCCCCCATGGAATTATTTTTTACCTTGCGGGCGGTTTGTTAAGCCGCCCTTTAATCAGCAACCGCTACAAGGCAGGAGAAAATCAGATAAAACTGATTACCGATCATGTGAAAGCAACAGGGAAAGCATGACCGGCGAGAAGGATGCCGGGATTCGAACCCGGATCTTTACCGTTCGTTAGTTCGGCGCTCTGCCAATTGAGCTACATCCTTGTTTCCAAGACGGTTGACGAGACCGCCTATACCCACACGCGTCACTTGCGGGCCGGGTACTTGCATTCGCATGCCTGTAGGATTATCTACCGACTTTGAGCCCAAATTGCAGGAGGTGGATTTGAACCACCGACCTCAGGGCTATGACTCCCTGAAACGCTACTTTCCCCCGCATAAAAATCATTCTCCGGTTATCAGTTCCGAATACGGCAGTGACTTAATCCACGCAATTACAGTTGCCCATTCCGAGAGTTTGTGTCCTCTCCGGGTCTGATAGATGTTGGTCAGTACCTCATAATTCAGCATCCATGTCCGCTTCTGGTTATAGTTCGTCGGGAGTGACAAGATCATCGACCGCCATGCAGTCTTATCCTGAGTTGCCACAAAAGTTTTGCGTTCTTCGTTTAGTAACCTGATCGTCCCAAGAAGATTCTGAAGAGACTTTTCATCCATACCATCAATGGAAAAATCATCAATGGTGAGATCCCTGGAGTGAATTTTATGCATGGTACTGCAGCTGTTCGCCACAGTGCCGACCTTATAGGTGTCGGCTTCTTTCCACCAGTACAGCGGAGCCGTGACATCCGCATAGACCACAATCATCCTGCGGTATTTAGCATGCACAGGTCCGCCGGAGGCAAGCGTCATCATCAATCTGTGATCATTCTCGCCGACCTGATACTTCCATTCGTCCTGTTGATCATCAAAGACAAGGGCAGAATCCGACTTAGGCCAGCTGTTCTTTGGGTTTCGCATCCCTCTTATCGCATGTTCCCAACCGACAACCTCTGTGTTTTCAATCTTCAGCACTTTCAGCCCTCCTGACCGCCATTGCATGCTGCAGATACTGTTCTGCCTTCTGCAGGTCCTCTATGACATCGCCTTTTCTTCCGGCTCGGGACACATATTTCACAACATTGCCAAGGTCAAAATCCAAATTCCAGTCAGCAATAACATCCCACGGCTCATATTTTCGCCCGGCAGTGTAGTGCTTCGGGCTGACTACTTCACTCATCAAAGTCCCTCTTTCTCGGCAAGGTATTTTGCAAATCGATCAGATGCCTTCTTTATGGCGGCTTCCCGTGTTGCAGCTTTTACAAGCGTGATAAGGTGAACCATTGTTTCAGTAACGCCCGGTTCAGGGCGCGTACCATCAATGGCAGACATAAGGCATGCAAATACATTTGCCGTCTTGCCGTCCTTATGCGGTGCATAGACATACCACTCAACCTCTTCAGGATTACCCTCGACTTTTACCTCATCAGTATCAAACTCCATAACATCGCCGCAAGACAATGTTGTCGAGAATAGGTTCGCTTTCGCCTCGTCAGTAAATACGGCTACTGCATCACGGTCAGAATAACAGCCATCAAACACAATATATACTTTCATGTGTTCACCACCTTATCCCCAGGGAGTAACCATCTATCTGGTTATCGCTCTCGCTCAGGGTATAACCGCTATTCCGCAGCGTCTCCTTTGTGACTTCACAGACACGCTCATAATGCCATACTTCCCGTTTTCCTTTTTCGGCAGCACTCTTGATATCATGCTCGATATCGGCAAGCTGTGTTTTGATAATTTGGAGACTAGATGCCATAGCCATGTTCCTTGCATCATTTGCAGTAATCATTTCCCGGTACTCCCAAAGCCATTTCTGTTTTCGTTGCCAAGATCCTCTACAGTGACAAATTCAACCTGTTCCTGATTTTTCAGCAGACGGAACTGGCAGATCCGGTCATCCTTATGGATTACGGTATCTCGC